ACGAAGTGGATCACGCTGCCACCACCGGTCAACGAGGTGTACGTCGGGACGACCGATCCTGGCGCGACGTTCGAGTTGTGGGTGGACACGTCGGTATGAACGGAGTTTGTTGATGTCCCCTGTTCTGAAAGCGCGCATCGGTGGGGCATGGGTGCCCGTCGGTGGCGGCAGCGACGAGGTGTCGATCGGCCCGAACGATCCCGGCGACACAACGACCGAGTTGTGGTACGACACCGACGAACCGAACCTGTACGAGCCGGACACGGCCCGATGGAACAGCGCGTGGGGCGTCGTCGCCACGCTCACCAACAACACCGACTACACCGGCATCGCCGCAGCCGAGACGTGGGTCAACTCAGGGGCGTTCACGGCTGTCGCTGGCCGCAAGTACAGCCTGATGGTCCGCCAGCACGTTCAGCAGTCAACCAACGGTGACGCCTTCTATATTCGGGCAGCCATCGACGGCATTCTCGTCGTGTTTCTCGTGCATGAGGAATCGACCTACCACCGGGTGGTTCACACGCCATCGATCGCGTATTCGGCCGTTACCAGCGGATCGAAACAGGTGTACGTCTCCCTCCAGCGCATCTCCGGCACCGGCACCGCGTCGGCATTGAACTACAACTACACCAACGCGATCGTCAACGTGATCGACCTCGGCCCGGTGGCGCTGGCCTCCAACCCGCCCGCCCAGCCCGCCAGCGTGTGGACGTTCGTGACGTTCCAGAACGGGTGGGGGAACACCGGCGGTTCTCATCAGTTGGGGGCGTATCGCCTCCTGGGTGATCAGGTGCAACTACGCGGTCTTGTCAAGGGCGGGACGAACGCGGCGGCGATCTTCACGCTGCCAGCCGGATATCGACCGACAGCGACCGTGGTGGCGGCGACCAACCACATCGTCGGCGGCAACTGGGCGTTCGGCATCGTCCAGATCACGACTGACGGTGCCGTTGCTCCGTTCGGCTCGACAGCGCCAACGGATGTCTCACTCAACAACCTGTCGTTCTCGGTGCTCTGATGGGATCAGGTGTTTTGAAGGCCAAGGTCGGTGGCCAGTGGGTGCCGATCATCGGGTCGGGGATGTCGGCCGAGGTGGCCCGGTGGAACAGCGCGTGGGGCGTCGTCGCCACAGCGAGCCTGACGGCCACGAACCTGCCCACGGATACGGCCGTCACCGTTGCCAGTCTGTCGTTCCAGACGGTCGCTGGACGGCGCTATCGGGTCGCGTTCGCTGGTCGCGCCGTCGCGGCAAGTGCTGCTTGCTATGTGAGGATCAACCTGCTGGTGAACGGAACCCCCGTCTCCGGTTCCGAGGTATTGAAATACCTGCCATCCACGCACTACGAGGCTGTCCTCTACGAGTGGCTTCTCTCTGGAGACGGGCTGACCAAGACGTTCACCATCCGATGCACGGTCATTGGCGCCTCGGCCACGATCTACGGCGAACCGGAACTGTCGCGCTTCTACGTCGAGGACGTCGGCCCGGTCACGCCGTCAGCCGTGGCACCGCCCAACCCGACCCCGGCGTGGACGAACGCCACGTTGCAGAACTCGTGGGTCAACGTCAGTTCCTCCACATTCACCTCCGCTCGCTATCGACTGAATGGCGATCGGGTTGAGGTTGAGGGGCTGGTCGGCGGTGGGGCGTACAGCGTGGCGATCTTCACGCTTCCGGCGGGGTACCGGCCGTCCAAGAACTTCGTGTTTACATGCTTCGGCTCGGGGGCCAATGGCGCGGTTGGGGCGTTCCGCGTTGATGTCCAACCAGATGGCACTGTCTTGGTCCAGGCGGCTGCCGCCGGGACGACCGGGCCTCCCAGCTACATGACCTTGACCGGCATCCAGTTCTCGATCACCTAGGAGGCACCATGTCCTACAACACGATCCACGAATCATCCAAGGATGAGGCGCTCAACGGGCGGATCACCGCCTGCTGCATGCAGGAGCACCACGAGCCGCTGACCGAGGCGATGTGGGCGGTCTACACGGCCAGCGACGTCGAGCAGGCGTACGCCTACGCCCTCGAAGTCGACAACCCGAACCCCGGCGGGGACGAGACGGTGGTGACCGATTCCATGATTTTGTCGCACGTTCAGGCGTTCTTCGATCCAGCGGTGTTGCTGCCTCGATGACCCTGGTCGACGAGAACCAGATCAGCTGGGATCAGCTGCTGGAGGAGCGCGAGTGGCGACGCTGCTTCCCCAAGACGCGCGATCCGGCCAAGCTGATGGAAGCGTTCGAGTACTGGTGCTCCGAGTACGTCTACATCAAGCACCCCGAGCACGGTCGGATCAAGTTCGACCTGTTCGACGCCCAGCGCCAGACGGCCAGCGGGTGGATGGTCAACCGCTACTCGCTGCTGCTCAAGGCTCGGCAGCTGGGCTTCTCCACGCTGGTCGCGGCGTACTGCCTGTGGCTGACGTTCGGCTACGAGGACCGCGTCGTGATCATGCTCAGCCGCACCGAGCGCGACGCCATCAAACTGTTGGCCAAGGCCAAGTACAACTATCGCTTCCTGCCCGAGTGGATGAAGTTCCGCGGCCCGCCGATGAACGCGACGCAGACGAAGATGGAGTTCGCCAACGAGTCGTACATGGAATCCCTGCCGTCGGCATCGGACCCTGCTCGTGGCGAGACCGTCTACCTGGCGGTGATCGACGAGTTGGCTTACCTGCCTAACAGTGACGAGGCGTGGTCGTCGATCGAGCCGATCGCTGACGTCGGCGGACGGGTCATCGCCCTGTCGACGGCCAACGGCGAGGGCAACCTGTTCCACAAGCTGTGGGTCGGGGCGACGACGAAGAACAATCGCTTCAAGGCCCAGTTCCATCCGTGGTGGGCCAACGGCCGAACCCAGGAGTGGTACGACGCCGAGGCCGCTGAACTGCCCGAGTGGCAGATGGCCCAGGAGTACCCGGACAATCCCGACGACGCCTTCCTGCGCTCGGGTCGCCCGATGTTCTCCCTCGACGTGCTGCGCAAGCTGGACGAGAACGCCAAGGAGCCGATCGCTCGCGGCGACTTCCTCGTCTACCGCAACCGGGCCTACTTCCCCGACCCCCAGGGCGCTGCACGAATCTGGGAGTGGCCGGTCGAGGAGGGGCGCTACGCCATCGGCGCCGACCCGGCTCAGGGGATGGAGCACGGCGACTACTCCAGCGCCCACGTGATCAACGCGCGCAACGGCCATGTCGTCGCTCACTGGCACGGACGCATCGACCCCGACCTGTTCGGCACGGACGTGCTCTTTCCGCTGGGCAAGATGTACAACTGGGCGCTGATGGGGGTCGAGTCGAACAACCACGGCCTGACCACCTTGAAGGCGCTGCAGAAGGCCAAGTACCGGCCGATCTTCATGCAGCGCTCGCCGCGCTACAAGCGCTCGGTGCCGACGGAGATCCTCGGCTGGCGGACCAGCCAGATCACCAAGCCGCTGGCGATTGATGAGTTGAACATGGCCTTGCGCGAAGGGTCGGTGACCCTGTGGGATCGCGAGACGATCGCAGAACTGCGTACGTTCGTCCGTGACGAGACCGGCAAGAAGATGAGTGGGTCGCCGTTCGACGACCGCACCATCTCGTTGGCCATCGCCAACCAGATGACGAAGTACGTGTTCCTCAAGCAGTTCGAGCCAGAACTCGAACCGGGGCCGGGCACGTTCGGCTACATGGAGAAGCAGCTGTACGGCGACGATGTCTTCGGCAGCGCACGTAACCGTCATAGGATCGGCCGCGATCCGATCGGTGCGCAGTGGGTGCGGCCAGACAGGAGAACGTCATGACCGCTCGGCTCGAATTGCAGAAGCGCCCGAGTCGCTTGCACGCCAGAGCGAACACGCGCTGGTATGTCCGGGGCTACGCCACCGTGCCACATCCACCGTGGGGCGACGTTGGTGGGTCGTCCACCCTGCCCAACCTGATCGTTGCCACTGGCGTGACCGCAGGCTCGCCGGGGACGTGGTCGCCAGCGAACGCTTCGCCGCCGTTGAACTTGACCACCCTGCAGGGCAAGGGGGCGATGGGTCAGACGACGGCGTGGACCATCGGGCAGTTCGTGATCCTGTATGACGGGAGCAACGCCTACTGGAACGGAACCGCCTGGACGGCTGGGATCGCTCCCTGATGGTCTGTCCCGAGTGCGCCACGCGGCGCGTGGCTGAGGGGCACGAGACCTGCTGGCCATGCCACTTCCGCAGCCTCGGGTGGACGTTCAAGGGTGCCATCGCAGGCAACTGGAATAGCCAGACGATCCGTGAACGCCAAGCAGAGGCGATGAGCAACCCGAACGCCGAGCCGATCTGATGGCCAAGTCCCAATCCCAACTGCTGGCCGAGTACCGCCGCGAGGTGCGTCGCTCCAAGCAGTGGCGCAGCGACAACTACGACGACGACTGGCGGCGGTTCATCGACCTGTACCGCGGCAAGCAGATCGCCAACGCCTCGCTGGCCGACCGGCTGATCGTCAACATGGTGTTCTCCACGGTCAACGTCCTCGGCCCGGCGGTCGCGGTGAACAACCCCAAGTTCGTGGTCAACGCCCGGCGCCCCGAGGCCGCTCCGCAGGCGGTGATCACCGAGGAGATCCTCAACTACATCTGGCGGACCTACCGCTACCAAGAGGACTTCCGCTTGGCGCTGAATGACTGGATCATCGTCGGTCACGGCTGGATCAAGATCGGCTACAAGTTCACCAAGCCGCCCGAAGAGAAGAAGATCAAGGACGGCGCCGACGACAGCAACGCTCCGGCGACGACCGAGGACTACGGCGACGACTACGGCATCGACGACCGCGAGGACGTCGAGGGCAACGTCGAGTCGGAGATGCTCGCCTCGGTTGATCGTCCGTTCGTCGAGCGCATGTCGGTGTTCGACATGTTCGTCGACCCCGATGCTCGCCATCCCAAGGAGTGGGGCTGGGTCGCTCAGCGGATTTGGCGTCCGGTGGAGGACGTCAAGGTCGACAGCCGCTACTCGGCCACGGCGCGCAACAAGGTGTCGACCAAGAAGTGGTCGCGCTGG